GTCCAACGAACATTGGCAATATCAGTTAACTGAATCGCCGCTTTGTTGAGAATGGTTTGAGCGGTTACCGTACCCATAATTCACCTTATGGTGTTACAGCAAGAGCTGCAACAATTGCAGGAACTTGAGTGCCAGCCCACAAACCTTGAACAACTAAATTGTTGGAGGTTGCGGTACCAGCATCAAGGCCAGTAATACCTAGAGCTTGTGTGTAAGTAAAACCTGCAGAAACTAAACCATCGATGTTGGAAGTAGTATCTTCAGCGATTACAGCTTGCGCTTGAGGCAAGGACAAACCACTAGAAATGAGATCGTCAATAATGGCCATGTTATCCTCCTTAGGTTAATAAATGGCAGGGGCCGAAGCCCCCGCCTCTCCGGAAGGAGTTTAACCTGCAGCGACCAACAAAGCCAGACCGTTTGCTTGTACGACGCTAGTGCCGTACACGTTCAAGCCGCGAACCAATGTACCGAAGTCATTGGGGTTCTGCAAGCTCTCAACCTTGGCGATCTGAGAAGCGAAGGTAATAGCAGACTTGTGACCGGCCATCACAGCGTGACGCTTAACTGCACCAGCAGAAGTAGCATCAGTACCAGTGTTGGGGTTCATCCAAGTTTTGCCAGCAGCGCCACGTGGAACCAAGTTAGACACATACACTGTGAAACGGTCGATCATGCCGATCTTGCCGTTACGCAACACGCTAGAAGCGTCGCCCATGAACTGAGCTTGTGCCAAGTTGGATTGCATCAGAATCTGACGCTCTGTGGGGGTGATGATCAACCAGCGGTCTGTCTCAGGAACGTTGGCTTCGTCCAACACGCTTGACAAAGCAGTAATGCTTGACAAGATGTTAGAAGCTGTCAATGTCACAGCGGCAGAGTCTGTACCGAGGTTATAGCCACCAGAGATAGCACCAGCGGTAGCACCTTGGTTAGCAGCAGCACCTTGGTTGAAGTTAGTGTACAGAACGTCTTTGTCGATCTGAATCTTCATCTGCATGGCAGCGTCGTTGGTGAACATGTCCATCAACTTGGGTTTGGCTTGCAACTCGAGAACGTTGTTCACGTTCACGCCAAAGTACTTACCTTTGTTGATAACCAACTGCAATGTGCTAGGAGCAGGAACTTCATAAGCCAAGTTTTGGCCAATAGAGTAGCTGTTGATAGTGATGGAAGGGATCGTGTTAATGATCACTGTATCACCCATGCCGGTGATATCACCTTGCCAGTCGGTATTGGCGATTTCACCAAAAACTGTGGCGGCATAGAATTTCTGGGCCAGCTTGCCGGACCAGAGGGCGGGGATGAAAGAACCGGAATAAGCGGTTCCAGAATAGGCAACCTGACCGCCGGGGGTGTTAAAACCACCGGAGTTAATGGGATAGGCTGCTGCTGCGGTTACTGTAGACATGGTCTAGTCCTTTTCTTAAAAACAAAAGTTACAAATTTGACCGCCATGTCTTGGGCATTCTTAACGAATTCGACCTTCGACTGTAGCGGCATGGATATCTCTCTCAATTTGCACCGCTTCTGCCTCATCGATCATTCCACGTCTCCATTCAGCATAAAACTCGTCAATATCTCGGGTTGAGTAGACTCGTTTATCCGCAGTTGAAGTTGTAGGAGCAGGCGACGTATGCGAGCGGGTCGGTGCTACTTGACGCTGAAGTTCTCGGTTAACCTGTGGACGCTGAGCTGGGGCCAACGTGGCTTTGTATTGCTTGAAGATCGTTGCAGTACGGTTCGCGTCAAGCGACTCATACGCATTGGTCAAAGCATACTGGCGAGGCATCCCATAAACTGGGTCTACTTCTGCCAACCATGCGAGGAAACCTTGATCTACGTTCATGGCTTCCCAATCTGGGACTTGCGCACTTAAAGCAGCTTCGTAGCGGTCTTTATCAGATACTACTTGGCGCTCGGTGACATTCCCCAGCTTGCCTTTCAACTCATTGATCTCGGCACGAAGTTGAGCTTCAAGGTCACGGCTTCCCGCTAGTTTCTGCTCAGTCGCACGGTCAATCAAATCCAACAAGTCAGAGCCAAATGCTTCTTTGTCTTGTTCAGTGATAAGAGTTTTTGCCGGAACTGGGTCCTGTTTCTGTTGTGCTTTCGCAACAGCCGCTTCAGTGATGAGCGTTTGAACCTGTTGGTTCAGCTCTCGCATCTGCGAATGTAAACGAGGCACCTCAGCGTCGTATTTGCCTTTCAGCGCGAAGAATTTGGATTGCCAAGTTTCTTCTGATACGTCAGGGTTTGGTTTCGGTTCATCCTCTTGCGAAATAGGTTGCGGCTGTGGTTCTGGATTGACTTCTGGGTTTGGGTCAGGTTGGGGATCAGTATCCGCATTCGGTGCGGGTTGTCCGTTCATCTGAGCTACCAAGGCGTCAGCTTGGTCAATTTGGTCCTGAATTACACGTGGCAATGCCATATTTCTATCTCCTTCGCGCCGACTACGCTTATTAAGCTCCGACTTTACGGTCAGCTTTTTTTGCTTACGGTCTGCTACTGTTACATTAAAAAATTTAGGTTCCCCGCGCCGACTTTACGGTCTGCGTGTCACCTGCGGGTTTTGGCAAACAGCATCTCTGCTTGGTCCACCATCTCAAGGAATTCCTTGAGTTCGAGGTTCCGGCCTTGCAGCCGGGACTTCATTTCTTCACCTTGCACATCACCAAGTCTTTCGAGAGTCTCTTGGCGACGCGCTTTCAAAAATTCTATCAGCGGTTGCATCTCGGGAGAGCGCAGCGTCGATAAACACCGCGCCACTCTGTCATCGATACGAACCATTTATTTGCACATGCCGTCAGTTTTAGCTTTTTCGGCTGTGTACTCGGAGCCACCGCGCTTCAATGTAGCGAAGATGTCGCCGTTGCTACCGCCGCCGCCGACTGAGCCGCCTTTAGACATGCCGTCAGTTTTAGCTGACTCTTGAGTGTACTCAGCTGAGCGTGACTCTTTTGGGTTAATTGCTTGCATTTGAATGCTCCTTTAATGATCGAAATGATATACCGGAAAACAGTGTTGTCAACTACCAACACCAGGGATTGCTGCAAAATTATTTGTCACGGGAGCACCATTCTGAAGTTGCGCACCGGGACCTGGGTTTGGTGGTGTACCACCTGCTTCTGCTTGACCAGTTGCCTGAGCAAGCTGTTGCTGCTGAGCGATCTGCGCTTGCTGTGCTTGCGCCATTCGCTGCTTAATGATTTCCACTGGCGGCACGATGCGGTCAGGGTTCATGTCTAGAGTTTTAGCGCCTTGGCGTAGCAACTCGGCAACGCCTTCTACGCCAATGATCTGCTGGGCAAACGGGCTGGTAAGCGCGATCTGCAAGAACTGGTTTTGACGAACTTGCGCTTGCTCTTTGACAATCAAAGAAACTGCGCCACGTGCAACGATGTTCACATCGCCTTTCAAATCAGGATCAGTACCGTAGCGCATGTTGTAATAATACAACCGCTCGACCACGGGCGAGATGACATTGTCATCAATGTTGGCCACAACCTGCTTGATGGCTTTACCGGCGTTGCTCATCAGCATACTCATACCAGAAGCAGTACGACCTGCACCGCCTGCGGGACTGTCGCCAGTCATGTAACGTGGAATGCCTGTGTACTCATCAGCCAAGATGCTGAACTTCTCAAACACTGCCATCAACTCTTGTGACAACGAGCTGGGCTGGAAGAACTGCATGGGTGGCGCGGAACCATTGAGCGGATCAGATGTGACTTGCCATACTTTCCATGGGTACATCTGTGTGATGTTCTCACCTTGTGGCAAACGGTCAATGTTGTAAACAACTTGAGGGCCAGAAGCAATAGACATGTTGTTCACCAATGCACGTGCAGTGGCATTACAAACATCCTGCGCATCACGGCACAGGTCAGCTACAGAGTTACCCCAGTACGCACCAGGAACTTCTTCGTAGCTTGCTTTGTAGTATGGACGACGGCCCAGTGGATCAGGATTGATAACTGCTTTGATAACCCAGTCTGCAATGATCCATGCTTCAACAGGATACTCAGCCAGTGGGTCAGGCACTTCATCATGAGACATGCCCCAGTCAAGCAACAACTGACCTTGCACGTTGCCCCAGAACTGCAGAGCATCAATCAGTTTCGATGGATTTTGCTGAACGCCCATGGTGGACTTACCTTCAGCAGCGGCCTTGTTCATGTCAACGTAAATCCAGTCACGCAGACCGCCTTTACCATATGTCTCAAGCACTGCGCGAATAGCACCTTCGCTATAACCTTCAACGCCAATCATGGCTTGCAAGTCAGCGCGAGATAATTTGTGACGCTCAATCAAGTCACCCTGATTCACGTCCGATGCATCAGCAGATGGATAAATGTTAAATGGGTCTACACGCTCCCACTCCATCACCAATTCTTCTGTCTGATCTAATGCAAACTGACCATCTTGTGTCGGAACCCATTTGAGTTTCGGACGCTTACGAATGATGGGGCCTTTGATGAACGCTGATGGAAACGTTGTAATGTCATCAAGAAATTCTGAGAACGCTTTAGACCAATTGCCTTCTTGCAGCTGGTCTTCCATCTTCACTTCCATGCGCTCTGCTGTGCGCTTGGCCAAGTCTTTCAGATGCGACAGCGCCATGTCTTTCATTTCAAGCAAACGCTCACGCACTTGCTGATCCGTTGGCGGTGTACCATTCAAATACAACTGCTCAACTTCTGCTTGAGCCTGCGCCAAGATGCCTTCTACTTCATTAGGAGGTAAGTCAGGCAGTGCTGTGGGCTCGATGGTCCAAGGCTTGTCTTCTGACGCTGTAACCAATGTATCACGCAACCAGCTGGACGCTGCACGGCACTTGTTCGATGTGATCATCATGTAGATGGTCGAACTGCCTTGTTCCCGCAACTGCGCTAACTTATCAGGGTCATATTCACCGCGACGTGCACGCACTGACTTGAGCATCTTAATCTCAGAAGTCATCTGCTTGGCCATCATGGATGACATCCACTGTTTGCGAATGTATCCGTTGAGTGCTTGAACAACAGGCTGCGAATTCGCTTGCTGTGCTGCTGCACGTTCCTCCGCCATCGCTTTGAGCGATTTAATAGTGACAAGGCCACCACCCGCCGAGATAGTCCCCGGCGCGGCAGAATTCGTCATGTTCAAGCCAAGTTGCATAGTGCTACCTTACCAATATTCTGGGATGTGTCAAGTCCACGCGTAATCGACGCGTTTAACTTCAACGGCTTTTCTCTGCCACGTATCCCCGGTTACGTTTCCATCCGCATGTAAACATGCATACTGATGCGCATCAGCAATGTGGGAATGCGAGTTTTTCTCGGGCTTATCATCAGCCTCGCCGTTCTGACGGATTTTATACCTATAACCGCCGCGAAGGGAAGCAATTAAATTTGTACAACACGGATCAATTAGATGACCTGGTTTGCCATCCACCGTTCTAGTGAGCATCTTATCGACTGCATTGATACGTGCCACAACGCTGTTCGACTTAGCAGAAATGACTCTAAACCCTTCTGCACGCAGAATATCAAACACTGAGCGCTCATCTGTCTGCGCCCTCTGCTGCCCTGCCGGGTCGCCAATGATCAACACGTTCATCCCGGGAAACCTATTGGCCAGCAGCGGTTTAAGTTTCTCACGGCAGAACCTCAGTGTCCCCATGCCGTCCGAGACTAAGTCTGCAAAGGTAAGTAGTCGACCTTGTGCGTCCACCTGATTGATCGTACACGCGGGGGTGAGCCCAAAGTCCATACCAATGATAAGTGGGTGAGTCTGTAATTTAATGTGGTTGAGCGCCTGCTTAGCGACATGTACGTCACGGTTAAAGGCCCGAAAGACCGGCTGACCCGAGAGTGACTTACCAAACTCTCCGTGTACGTAGACGTCGATCCAGTCTTCACTTTTACCCTCACACAAATTCTCGTAGTATCCGTCTGGCAAAAATTGAACCCAATCAGCTTCTTGAGACAGACCAGATGGCTGGATGGTCACGTGCATGTTGTCTGGCGGCTCTGTCAAGAGTTTTTCCCAGAACGTATCTCCATCAGGCGGGTTAGTTGCCCCCCATACTTTGTGAATCTGCTTGCCGTCGTCATCGCACGCACCCACGCCGTTCATGGTTTTATCAGGGTATCTACCTAGACGACCGGTCAGTGCGTTGTAAATGTCGGGGTTAATCTCACGAAACTCGTCCATCACACCAAACGTCAGCTGCAATGACAGCAATCGGCGAACGTCGTTTGCATCATCAAGTCCACGAAACAAAATCTCGCACTCAACGTCGTCAAACTTAAGCAAGAATTTACTGTTGGTTTTTTCCAACAGACCCGCTTCACCGTCAGGAAACCATTTCAAAAAGTCTGGGATGGTCGTGTCCCATAACATCTGACGGGTGTTACGAATCACTGCACAACGTGACCTGCGTATGCCATCTGGACTGGCCTTGATGCGTTTGGCCTCGTAGCCAATCTTAATCAGTGATGCTGTTGTCTTTGTCGAGCCCACAGGCCCTACGATGAAGTTAGCAAACTTGTCCGACGATAAAAACGGAACTACTGATATCGGCGGTGTATATACAAGATTAGCCATCTATGGTCACTGGTGTGGGTTGCTGATTTGGAAAGTTTATCGTGATACTGAACTTCGGTGCAGCATTGACCGCAGTGTCCACCTGCTTCTTATCTGGTTTAAGCCCAGCCACATCTACAAGGCTGTTAAACACAGACAGTTTCTGCAGTATGGTGCTGTCTATACTGATTGCCTGCTTGAACATCTGACTCATCATCTCTTCGGCCATCAAGCCAGCCTTGAGACGAAATGTCATGCCGTTGCGATCAAACTCTGCACGCTGCGCCTGCACTGCAGTAATGAACGGAGGCCACTGCGATAAACGCTCCCACTTGTCACCCTCAAAACCAAAACGCGATGCAATGGCTACTGGGTCTTCTAGCCCCGCAGCACACTCCCACACCAGCTGGGGTGGGATATCCAAGGTGACATGTGGTTCTACTGCTGTAGGTGATAAAGCAAATTCTGAATGATTACTGTGAATCAAATCGTCATTCATTTTTTCACATACTCCATCAATACACGTCTGATGATTTCAGAGACTGTCACACCCGTGCGCACCGACTCCTGCTTCAAAGCTTCCATCAGTGGCTCAGGCAAATGAAAGTTGTAACGCTTCATTTCTTTTTTGCAGTCTTTGCAGACTTAATAAAGTCTTGTTTGGTGGGTGCGCCCTTACTTCCAACAGGACGCATTTTTTCTTTAGAGCCGTTTTTAATACGCTCTTGTTTTGCGTGAATGTTGGCGTACAGCCCAGGTTTAGTAGCCATTACTTTTTCATGCCTTTTTTGGGCATTTCCTTCTCGTACTTCTTCTCAGCTTTAGCGTAACCAGCTTTGGTGGGGTAAGCCTTTTTCTCAGCTTTTTCCTCTTTTTTGGTTTCTTTGCCTTTGAACAAGAAAGCGGGTTTGGTGGCCATGTGGGACTCCAGTGGGGTTGATGTTGGTGTGTATGTTAGGGCTTTTGCGAGGGTTGTCAAGGGGGTGGTGTTTTGTGGAAGAAAATTATTTGGTGTGTCGAACGTGTGTATGTTTAGAAAAATGGGGCGTGTTGAATGAGCAATAGGTAAAGAAGGGGCGGCCCATCAAATTCGTTTTGTCCACCCACCCACCCCACCCGCTTGTCGGGTCAAAACCTATGGTGTAGGGCGATCGTGCCCTCGATACCGAGCTCTTTAACAAGCAACATTGTTTGATTTATTGCCCTTCGTTTTTTGCATCATGGCTCACGCTATCGGTGCCAAGGGATAACCCTTAGATCATGCAATGCGGTCGATCATTAAAAATTTGGTAGCGTTTTCGCAGTTTGGGTGAAGTAACTGCGCGGTGAAATTCGTCTCTATAACCTAAACCTTACGGCATGGTTTAAACACATGAATGGCAAAAGTGTGGGAGACGATTTTGTGGAGTGCATTGCATGGTGCAGTGTATTCCTTGAAATTCACTTACTTGGAGAAATCTATGTCCACCGAAATCACAATCATTGACGCATCAGCTTCATTCACAATGTCCGTCAAAAAGCCTGAGAAGACTGGCTCACTGGCTCGCGCCATTGCCTTCGCTGACTCTGCATCACGCAAGGGTTTGGCTAATGCGATCTATTTGAAGCAACTGCAAAACGGACAGTTCCGTCCCTTGGCTCGCGACATTGTTGATACTTTAGTTCCTAAGTCAGCGCAACCCTATGTCATTGGCTTAGTGCCTGCAACTGGTCCAATGAATCGTGCAAACCTGATCAGCTTGTGCTCTGCTGTGCAATCTGCTGTGCTCTTGAAGGGTGCTGAGCTCAAAGGTCAAAAGGCTTTCATGTTCAACTTGGTCGAGCGCATCATTGAATCCAACACATCTGAAATCATTGAGGCTTAATATGACAACACACATCTTGCCACGCGGAGTTCACATTGCACCAATGCCCAAACTTCGCGATGGCGAGGTGGGTCGCAAGGTTCAGGGTGGCTTGCCACCTGAGCCGTATCGTTCAGCCAACTGCAGGCTTACTGCACTGCACTCACACAATCCAACACGCCTGACCAAGTACTCAAAGCTGGTTCGCGCCACGATCACATATCGTGTGAAGTGAATTTTCCACAGTCCAAAGTGGAAAATTGTCTGGAAAATTCATAAGTTGTTGATTTTATTAACCAATCTTAATTGAATTTTCAAATTTTCAAATATTCCATATAAATATACACATACACGCGAGGCGCGTATGTCCTAACACAATGTGTCTAATGTTCACATTACACATATATCTCATAAAACCTGCCTGACCCTCGGCAAATCACAGAATATTTGAAAATTCTACCTGTATATCCATACAGCACCCAAAATACGTGTCAACCACACAGACTCGTAGGTAAGGAACCACTAACATGAATATTCCACACCACCTGCACATCGGAATATTGTCGGAATATTCAACGCACTGAATCCTCGAGGCGGGCATGAACAGGTAGTTCATGGAAGCTTGGGCATGGCGAACCCTTAACTCATAAGTAAGCCTCACATCCAACTCACTCACTTAGGTAACACCATGAAACACACTCAACTCATGTTCCTGCATTTGGATTCACTCATCATCGAACCACACTACACCGACCCACTTGACGACACACCCTATGTCTTCGAATTCAGTGCGGTTGACAATCCTATGGACGCTGACGACCCCGAGTCAGCACTTCGCGAATACTATAAACAAGTTAGGAGTCACTAACATGCCATCCATTCTGTACGCCATTGGCTTCACTGCAGGCTTCTTGCTCTGCCAATTCTTCGGATACAACTCAGACACACCTTATTACCAACAAGCACTCCAAGTATTCTCAGGCTTCTGTTTCGGTGGCTTGGCATTGTGTGTGATCGAGGCATACGATGAGTGAAGACTATCACTTACCTATATGTACACACTGCTATGCAGTTCGTGTCGAGCCACATCGCAAACACCTATCACGCCCGACCTGTATGGAATGTGCTGAAAAGATTGCTAAGCAACAGAAGCACACCATCGTGCCCATGCCCAAGTCAAACTACATCGTGGTAACTGACTTATCACTACTGGTCAATCTCAACTCATCTCACAAAGGAGGCAAATGATGACACCCGAAGAACTGTACAAATTACTGGATGACCATGACATCGAATACGAAATCGTGGAAATCTTTGAAGGCATACGAATCCTACGCATAGAGGTGAACGATGAAGATAAGCAAACGACTTAAACGCAAAGCCTATCGCAAGACGGGCGGACCACCAAGCATTGGTAACCGATGCAAATCATACGAACAAGGATGCATAGTGTGCGAAGCGTATCGCTACTATGACAAGTATGGCAAGTTCGCAACATGGAATCAACTTTGGAAGATAACGAGACTATTATGAACACAATCACATCACTTACCTATGACTTTTATTCCGATCCAGGGCACGGCTGGTTACATGTCAAGCTAGACGAGCTCAAAGAACTTGGCATCGCAGATAAAATCAGTGGCTACTCTTATATTAGAGGCAACGATGTATACCTAGAGGAGGACTGCGACATGTCAACCTTCATGAACGCAATGGAAGCCAAGGGGCTAGAGATCAAACTGGCGTACATCAATGAGCGTAATGGTGATTCATTCATTAGATCACTGCGGAGGTATCCATGAGCAGACGAGCAGAGCAATATGAACTAGATGAACGTGCCAAAGCTAGAGCACGAGTAAACCAATCACCTATCACGGAGGCAACCAATGCACACAGCATGGCAAAAGTTCGAGCGCGTTCTATTAGCAGTAGCGATCTTGGTTCTCTTAATGGACTTGTTCTATTGGAGACCGTGAAGTTAAACCAAGACCCATCCAAAGCGTACACACAAGTACTGGAAAGCTTCAACGAGACTTGGAAAGCTATCCTAGTCAAACGTAGGTTCGATCAAAGTCAATAGGTCCAACTGGTCCAACTGGTCCACGACTTCAATCAAATGGCTCAACGGGTCCAACCGGTATGAGCCTCAACTCCCCTATTATTTGGAACACAAGCGTAGAACTTGTGCGTATCTCAACGCCTACGGGCACAACTTACTGAAAGCAAACCATGAAATATTCAGATATCAAAACATCTGTCCTAGCTAACTTCGCCAAGGGTAACCGACTTGTTCCCTACATCACTGGCAAACCTGGGGGCGGCAAGTCTGCGCTATGTCGTGACATCATCAAAGAACTTGGCATCCCACCTGAGCGTGTGACGGAGTTCAATCCATCACTTCGCGACCCAGTGGACATTATGGGCGTACCACGCACTGACAACGATGTAGCCAAGTGGATACCGATGCCCGAGTTCTATCGTATCCGTGACGATGGTACAGACATGCCATGTGCGCTCATCATCGAGGAGCTATCCGATGCACCCCAACCGATGCAGAACCCCATGTGTCGTGTGATCTTGGATCACTATGCTGGCGAGCTCAAGTTGCACCCCAAGCTACACATCATTGCATCAGGTAATCGTACATCGGACAAGTCTGGTGCCAATCGCATGACTACCAAGCTATCCAATCGTATGCAAGAGTTACAGTATGACGAGAACCTAGACGACTGGTGTGCATGGGCATTGGAGAACAACATTGCAGTTGAGCTGATTCAGTTCATTCGCTTTAGACCCAACCTATTGTCTGACTTCGACCCCAATCGCAACATCAATCCAACACCACGGACTTGGGAGTTTGCCAATGAGGTGGACACATCACTCTCATCCGATCTCTACTTCAGCAACATCGCTGGCTGTGTGGGTGAGGGTGCGGCTGCTGAGTACACAGGCTTCAAGCGTATCTTTGAGAACTTGCCCAACATCGAGGGTATCTTGCTCAATCCATCCAAAGCGGCTGTACCAACTGACCCTGCTGTGCTGTATGCATTGACTGGTGCATTGGCACACAAAGTATCCAAGGATAACTTTGACCGAGTCGCTGAGTATGTTGACCGCATGCCTGCTGACTTCCAAGTGATGTGTATCTTCGATGCACAGAAACTTAAACCCGAGATTCGCAACACCAAGGCATTCATGCAGTGGGCTGTGAAGAACGCCAACGTCTTACTGTGAGGCAATCATGGGGTACAGAACTGATGGCGTATGGCTGATACGCGGCACTGTGGAAGATATCACTGCCGCAATGGTGAGCGCACGAATGAACTACCCCGTCCCTGCGGGGTCGGCTGACTTAGGGTTCGATGCGTTTGAAGTTTACAAAGCGAGACATGGCGACAACATAGCCGCATATATTAAATTTGAATTTGAGGGCTGGAAATGGTACTCAAGCTACACAGACATTCAGTGGTTAGAGCGTCTGTGGACACACTGGAGCGGGAACCCTAGGTTATCAGGGACTCGTCTTCATGTGGGTGAGGAGGAAGACGATGTTGAAATAGACAGATTCGGGGATGACCCGACAGATGTATACATCACTCGTGAGATACATGTGGGTGAAGCCACTACTGGTAATTACTTATTTAACAAGGAGAGCGATGATGCAATTAACTACACTGGCAGATAAGGCGATGTTGGTCAAGCTGACCACACGCAGAGCCAACTTAACAACACGCGACATGATGGCAGAGGAGTACCTGCAATCTGAATTGGGTGATACCGCATTCGTGGTAAACAAGAAACTATTTCGTGACCCGAACAATCCAGTCAATCGACTGCTTGCCAAGGCCAGTGAAATATACACCTATCACAAATCGCGCACATTGCCATACATTGACAAAGGTCCAAGGCTACTGCCCAACGAACAGTACTTCGAGTACACGCAGAGTATGCGTAGCTTGATGGCTGAAGTTGATACATACATGGCACTCATCATGCCTGACTATGACAAGTATGTGGCACTTGATGTGCAATCTAGACTGCTCGCCGATACGGGTAAGGTTAAACCTGCGAGGTATGTAGCACCAAGCCCATCGGACTATCCAACTGCTGAAGAGTTCCAAGCACGTATTGGACATGACCTACGCTTTACCCCACTGCCACAAGCAAGTCACTTCCTGTTCGATATCAGCGATGAGGACAAGCAAGCGTTCGAGGCATCGATGCAAGATGTGGCTGTTCGGGCTCGTGGTGAAGTCATTAAGAAGATGATGGAACCACTGAAACACTTGGTCGATAAACTTAACAAACCAATCGGTACTGATGGCGCTATCTTCCGAGACTCTGCCATTCAGAATGTGATCGAGGGTGTTGAGATGGCTAAGCGGCTCAATGTTGGTGGAGATAGTGATGTAGCTGAGATGGCCCGCGTCATCGGTGAGGCTGTCACTCTATTCGCTGACAACAAAGAAGTACTGCGTGAGTCACCAGTCGTTCGTGAACAAGCCGCTAAGAAGCTTGACTATATTGCACAGCAGATGGGTGCACTGTACGGACAACCATGATCTTCTCAGACTTTGAACTCATACTGATCGGAGCGTTTCTTGGGGTGGCAATCATGTACTTCAAGCAACGCATCCGCAACGAAACTCAAGATGAGCTACTGTGGCACCTATCACGCATCATCGCAGGTGTTGCAGACAAGGAACTGACAATCAAACGCAACAACGACACCATCGAAGTGATCGTAACTAAGGAAAAAGTATGACTATACACAACCAAAACATGAGTTACTGGGATGTTGCCCGACTCAGTAAACTTCCTGGGGCTTCCATCATTACACACGTTGACCCCGCAGGGTGGACTGTTCGCATGAAGAATTCAGTCAAGCGAATGATCATGGAGGGCGTAGCACGCGGTGGCTACTCATCGGTGGCTGTTACTCTAGCCAAGGGACTGGCTGACCACTATGGCATGTACATAAGGCGAAGCTATGGCAGCAATGATGCCCAAGGTGAGAACCTAAATACCACACAGATGAATGAGATACATGCACTCATCATGGGTGACTTTGCCGCTTGGCGTATGGAGCATGGCGACCAATCGTACAACACATGGCGTGCCAAGAAGGTATCACATGAGATCGAGCAGTTGTTTGAGAAGCACGCATATGACTACAACTTCTTCAACGTAGTCAATGCGAAGAAGGCACGAGAGATCACCCCACTAATAAGAAGCCAAGAAGAATTGGACAAAGCGTATCGGATTTGCGAAGCAGTTGATCGCAATGAAGTATTTACATTCAACATAACTAAAGGTTAATCATGACAACCAAACTAGACAAAGCCAAAGCACAAATCGTACTTGACCATCCATTCTGGGCAAGCATCCTACTTAAACGCCCCATGGTTATCACACGTGATATCCCAACACTGGCAGTGGACGCAAGGGCGCGTATCTACATCAACCCTGACTTCATCGAGGGGCTCACTGTTCCTCAAGTGGTGTGGGGCTTATGCCACGAGGTCGGTCACGTTATTGGTCAGCATGCACTGCGTGTCGGTAGCCGTAATCGTAAGAAGTGGAACTATGCAGGTGACGCTTGGATTAACGACATGCTAGACGATAGCAATGTAGGTCAGCGTATCCCCAACACTGTGGACATGAAGGGTTCCAAAGACGATACAGTCGAGAACATCTATGACAACTTGCCCGATGGTAATGATGGTGACGGACCAACCAACGATGGCACTGGTGATGATGTGATCTATGGTGATGGCGAAAGTGGCAAACCACTGACCCAAGATGAGGTGCGTGAACTCGAGGGTCAGATCAAGATCGAGATCGCTGAAGCTGCACAAGCCGCCAAGATGCGCGGTAAGCTGTCCGCCAAGTTACAGGATATGGTTGCAGGTATGCTCGAGTCTAAGACCCCATGGTATGAGATTCTCGAGAAGCACTGTGTATCTCGTGTGAATCAAGGCCAATCATGGCGTAGACCCAATCGTCGCTTTGCTGATGTGTACTTGCCTAGCGTAGATAAGCTACCGCAGATGGGTGAACTTGTTGTGCAAGTCGATGTGTCTGGGTCCATCTCTAAGGTTGAGCTTGATCACTACAATGGTCACCTATCACGCATCATCGAGCAGTGCAGACCATCCAAGGTTCATGTCTTGTACACCGACACTGAGGTAGTCAAGCACCAAGAGTTCGATTGTGGCGAAGAAGTCAGCCTCGAGTTCTATTCAGGTGGCGGTACCCATATGCCTGCAGGCTTTGATTACTGTGCTGACCAAGGCATCGACCCCGATGTGTTTGTCTGTCTGACCGATGGCTACACAGACTTTGCAAGTGAACCTAGCTTCCCTGTCGTGTGGTGTATTAGTAGCGAGATCGAAGCGCCTTATGGTGAAAACGTCCACTTCGAACTCGAGTCTTGATCGGGTCATAAGCGAACAGCAATTCAATGAAGCGAGAGCAAAGACTGCGGTGCTGTACAAGTTAACCAAGGTCATGCTCCGCTTGGGTTCGTTCGATCATCTCTTTAAGCTTCAAATGGCAGGCATGAATGTCATCCATACAGTAAGCGCTAAAGATATCAACTACTCCAACCCCACAGGGAAGGACGCAGAGAAAGTCGTTAAGCTAGGTCTGAACAATGCTTCAGCACCGAACCTTAGTGGCTACTACGAAGGACAGTGGGTGCATTACACACCAGAGATGCGACTGCAACTCTACAAAGACACAGTCCTGACAAATGGAATGTCTCTCGTTAGGCATTCAATTTATTATTAATCTTGGGGTTAGTCCCTATTGATTATCACGGATAATGACTTAAACTTACTAACTAAACGGAGCAACACCATGGCTTATGTAGCTATTAGCACATCACTTATGAACGAAGTCGAGAGCAAAATCAACCGCATGAAGGAGGCAGACGCAAACCTTATTCAGAAACCAATTGATGAGGTCACTTACCAAACATTACCCAACGATCTTGAACAATTACTGTGGGGTAGCCACTACCACCTGAAGGATGTAATTCCTGATGACTGGAAAGTCTACAACAAAGAATTTCGTGCTAACACAAGGTTCCTGCACGATGGTACCGAACTCAAATCCATGGTGGCTATCAAGACTGCCATGAATACTGCGGCACCACCCAAGACTTCAACCTATACAGCACACTTTGACATACCTGCTGACCACCCAATCATTGCAGAAGTTGTGCAACGTGACATTGCATACTACGAGAACAATAAGAAGTGGAAAGCTATTCGGTCTCAGATCAGAGACTTCTTGAACAACTGCAAATCACTTAACGAGGCAGTCAAGCTGTGGCCTGATGTACGCATCTATATCCCCAACTCATACATGGAGCGTATGTTGGCTAAGTCTGAGCGCACTGCTGAGAAGATCAGCAAGGCATCGGAATTCCTTAAACAAATTGACACAGACAATGCCGTAGCTGCGGCAGTCGGTGCACGTATGGCAGGAGCCAAAGTATGACAGAGTACCAACTCATGCGCAAAGCAATCAACACATTTAAATCATATGAAGTAGAAAAACATGTTAAACGCTATTACCAACGTCAGTGGATTCTTTCGATCAAAACCCTCGGAGACAAGTGGCGCGGTCTCCCGCAAGTCAAGCGACTTGAACAGCCTTTCCAATATTGAGCGACGCTTGGCGAGGATGGAGTCTCGCCTTGTCCAACTTATGATTCACTTAGAACTCGACCCGAAACGGAAATCATATGAATAAACCACTAGCCAGTGAAACACAAATCGGTGGCGAACACTACCGAAGCAAAGATGTTCAGCCGTGGACAGCCATGGAATCTTGGATGAGCGCAGATGAATTTGAAGGCTTCTTGCGTGGCAACGTCATCAAGTACATCGCTAGATACAAAGATAAAGATGGGGTAAAGGATGTCCTCAAAGCTCGCCATTACCTTGAACGATTACTAGAGCATATTGACCGCAACAACTAAGGAGAACTTACATGCCTGACTTACGGAGCGAACTCATGAAACTTAACGACCTTAAATTCGACGACGATGTAGTAGATGCACCGTCACCTATCACGACTGACAAAACCAACGTCAGCAGAGAAATTTGGGATGCAATCAAAGCAACTCCCGACATCTCAAGCATTCAGGTAGCCAACGCGGTGAGCAATGGTGACATGACTGGGATATCCACTCGCCTCAAGCAGATGCTAGACCGTGGAATACTTAGCCGTTCGAAAAGCGATAGCGGAATGTATGTGTATCAAGCAGTTGGAGATGTATACCCGACATTCAACAGGCACGAAGCACTTGCCAAAGCACATGCCGTTCGGTTGGAAAAGAAGGCCAAGCGCGACAAACAGCGTCAGTACACTGCCAAGTACAAAGCCAAAAAGCAGGCTGTATTGTCAACTGCAGGGCCCCTGGCCATACCACCAACTTCACTCACAAGTAATCCAAGTGCTGAACAGCTTGTTAACTCAATGTCTGTTGGCTTGGCCAAAGCTGTGTACCTTGAACTCAAGAAGGTATTTGAAGGATGAACTTATCACAAGGCAAGTTAGCCGATGGAATGCTCGGTGAACTCTTGGCGGTAATCTACAAGTACGAGGACGCAATGATCTTGCCAACCGTACTTGGCATCCTAGATATCGTGAAGGTTCAGCTCATTCAAGAACACATGGAAGAGGATGATGACTATGAAGATTGAAGTTTATACAAAGCACAACTGCCCCAACTGTGTGATGGCTAAGCAACTGCTCAAGGCAAACAACTTGGACTACACTGAATTGGATGTTAGTGAACCTGACGTTATGCTGCAGCTGATCATGCGTTATCCTGATGTGCGGCAGATGCCACAGATATTCATTGATGACCAACGTGTTGGCGGACTTGCGGGGCTACAAGCCGCATTGGAACAGCTATGACTTGGCCTTTCCCACCCTTTCCAAACCCCAAGCACAAAGACCAACGCAAGCCTAAGTTCAACCCTGAGAACGAGGAAGACGCCCCTGTATGAAAAGTAACCACAACACCATCCGAAAAGTTTTGATAGAGCATCCGGATGGTTTGACATCACGACAAATTTCAGAGATGACTGGAATCAGTTATCGCTCAGTTAGGAAGTC